GACTATTACTTATATACATGATATAATATAGATATATTATACGGTTGATGTGGTTATCAATCTAAAACTTTAGGGCAACGTCAATAAGACCTTAAAGCGAAACCCCTTAATTAAAAACATTTTAATAATATTAATTTAAAAGTATTTTCACGAAGTTCAGAATCCAAGATTAGTCAGCTAAGTACTCAGATAAAAAAATGTGTTTTTTGGCTTTTTGGGGGGCTACAAAAAAAATTAATAATCTTCTTTTTTGTTAAAGGTTCCGAACGCATTATCTGTTTCACACTGTAGGCAAGTATTACCAAAGAAACTAGCCTTACCACATTTAGTGCAATGATTAATATTTCGAAGATATTCTTCTCCACTAAAGGATTTTTTTAATCCTCTAATAAATTCTCTAATTACCATCAGACGGGTTACCTCCACCTTCAATCTGGGGGGCACCATTAATATCATTCATAGCAATAGTACCCTGAAGCCTAAACATACACTTCATCCAGCCGTTCTTACTATGCTGTCCAAATTTATCATAACAGACTATACATATAGTCTTTTTAAAATCGTTATTGGAAATTGTCATTGTTACTCCAGATCATCAACTATCCTACAAACTCCGTCAGAGCATTCGGTTCGTTTCTTTTTCTTCTTATCTTCAGCCATGGTTTTATATAAAATTACTTTGATTTAAAGGTTATTAAACAGGATAATCTTTCTTTGCTTGACTAATAGGAATGAAAGGAATAGTAATTGGGAGCCACATGAAACTATGTCTTATCCAAAATCTTATAGTTTTCTTTGTACCATACCAGTTGTCATGTACGATAACCGTAGCAGCTGCTCCTTTCGTACCTGCTCTACCTTCGGGGGAGGTAAATTTCCTAGTAATATGAAAAGTACCAATCCTATCCTGATAAATAGCATGTAACAACTCATGAGCAAGAGGCATCACATTAGATCGAAGTATAAACGGATTCTTCGAATCATTGACAAACATATATATAACTTTATTTCCAGTCACACCCCAGGCTATGCCATTACTGGTTTCTACATTCAAATGTTTATAATATTCTTTAAAACCTTCTTGGTTTGTTGCAGGAATAATATTAAGTGTCCAATTCTCTTCAAAATTTTTCCATACTTCCCATGAAGACTTGCTCCTACCATCATGTCCGTTAAGCATAATGGTTCTCTGAACAATATCTTTGTAAGTTTTCTCGTTTATATTATCTGTAAAGAAATTGATCATGTTAAACAGGTTATTTGTTTGCTAATATACTTAGTGATTCAAGTATGTTTCTATGTAATCTCTCATCATGGTCTTTTACAACAGAAGATATACCTCTTAACAGACCTGTTAACGTCATACCAAAATCATTTTTTAATTTAAATGTATTTTTTAATTGAAAACAGTCATTAACATAAATACAGGCATCAATAACTGACTCTTTATCCATGTCTTCAGGTATAGAATGGTCATCCATAATAATCTTTAATAGGAGATGTATATAATTATGTCTATGTCTTGCAAATGCGATAAAGAATATAGGTCTCCAATATGTGATACGCATGGAGATAATCCTAAACCTGTTCAAAAAATTAACAAAACTGTGACAAAAATAGACAAAGTTTAAATATATACACGTTAATGATTTGATATGGGATTTGTTAACAGTATTAGAACCTCTATAAATGGGTTAATCACTAAAGCTCAAGCAGGGGAGACAGGTAAAACAGTAAGACCAAGCATAACACAACCATACATGAGTACCGATACAGGTGCTAAACTACCAATTTTCCCATTCCCACTCATAATGATCTATGAGTTAGCCAATAACATAGATGCTTTACGTATTCCTATCGAGACAATCAACAGAGAAATGTTCAAAAATGGGTTTGAAATCGTTGAAAAGTTCAAATACAAGTGCACGGACTGCTCAAAAGAGTTTGAATACCCCCCATTATCTCCTGAAGCAGAGAAAGATAACTCTACAGAGAACACAGCACTATCAATAGAAGAAGAAAGAGAGACTAAAAACAACACATTGATGTGTGATACCTGTGGTGGAACCAATTTAATTAGACCAATACCTGAACATCGTAAGGTTTTAGAAGATTTAATGGTAAATCCTGTAAATGGTAACGAACAGACATTGGAAGATGTTATGAGAATGATTGAAAGAGACCTCGAAATTGCTGATAATGCATACGTTTTAACACTAAAATCCTATGTTTTTAACGATAAAGGCGAAATTATGCTCAAAAATACGAAAATAAAAGAAATGATACGAGCTGATCCAGCACAGATTGCAATGATTGCAGACTCTGATGGACGTATAGGATATGATGATAAAGGTCATAAAGTACGTGTTTGCCCCCATTCTGAGCATAGAGAGCACCGAATTCTAGATGATGACTACTGTCAGATCGTACAAGACGGAAAGCACTCCATGCCCTTGAAGGCTCTGAAAGCCATCTGCGAAGTCAACTCCATCTATTCGCTAGGTATTCCAAACCCAAAACGATTTGTTTATGCTGAAGGCGAAGTTATTTGGAAAGCAGGCAAGTATAGACCAGACTTGGTTTATGGTTTCTCCCCTATCTATTCCATCTGGAGTAAAGTAATGGCGTTATCCCACATGGACGAATATATTAGAAAGTATTTCGACAAGATGAGACCTCCACGAGGTATGTTAGTTATTGCATCTCGTAATTATGAGACATTTAGAAAGTCCTGGGATGCACTAGAGGAATCTGCCGCAGAAGATCCATACAGAATACACCCCCTACTTGTTGAAAACGACAGAGGTGGTAACGCAGGTAACATGGCAGAATGGATAGACTTTACTGGATCACTAAAAGAATTAGAATTTACTACAATACGAAGAGAACTACGTATGATTATAGGAGCAACTTACGGTGTCCTCCCACTTTACTTTGGAGAACTTCCTACTGGTTGGTCTCAAGAAGGTTTGCAAGTTACAATTACAAACAGAGCAGTCAAATGGGGTCAAGATTTCTTGTACAAAGGATTTTTACGAAAGATTGCATACATGTTAAACGTAGATGATTGGGAATTAAAATTAAAGATTGGAGAAGAAACCGACAAACTTAGAAACTTACAAATAGAAGGAGTCGAAATAGAAAACATGAGAGCATACCAATCAATGGGATTCGAAGTTACAAGAACTCACACTGGAGAATTTATTGTATCAAAAGATCCTGTCATAACATTAAGAGAACAGATAGATGCCGAAGAGAACAACGGTGGAACTGTAAAGAACCCTGGAGGAAGAGGCGGCACAGCCGCCCCAAAGGAGGAGCAACAACGAATGCAAGGCGAGCCAGGAAAGCAAAGACCGTCAGATACTGGTGGCGTTGCACAAGGACACCCTGCATCAGGATCAGGAACAAGTATGTCTAAGAAATCTTTCCCAGACGGTATTACCCCAGCCAACTTTGAAATAGTTAAAACAACATTACAAACATCCGTAGACTTTGGATGGAATAAAACTAAAACAGTAGACGAACTTCGCAAGGCTGGAATGATGACAGTTAGACAAGCCAGAGACATTGTGAAGAATGAGTTCGAAGGTTTAAATAGTTGGGAAAAGGATGACATACAAGAATCATGACTGTGAAGAGTGTAGGAAAAAAATTAAAGAAACCAACAAAAAAAGTTGTATCTGTGAAGACTGTAAAGATTCAAATTAAAAAAACACGTTGTGAAGAAGCTATAAATGCTATTATTAAGATGACTGCAAAATGTGAGAAAGGTACTGAGCAAATAGAGTTCTATACTTTTACCGCATTAGATCAATGTTTAAAGAGGTTGACTGGATTTTGCCCACCGAATTAGATACTAATAAAAACGCAAACGATCACACAAAAAAACTTTGGAAAAAACATCAAGATAACGAATACACTAGAGTTAACGAATATAAAGAGGCATTATGTTTTGGTTGTCTATCAAACAAGGCATCTAACGCAACTGTTTCAGACATATGTGGAGACTGTGCAGGCAAGAAAGGTAGAGAAGCACTACTAACAGTTGTTAAAGTAAAGCATTATGGTCTTTGTTATTTTTGTAACGCTTACAAGTTTGGTTTAGAACAAATTAACATTCGTTTATGCTTTAATTGTCATAGACGTGTTGCAAATGTTACTAAAGAGTATAATAAAAAAGGTGGTATTCTTGGAACTGATCCTTTTTGGCTCTCACTTAAAAAGAAACATGGAAAAGATTGGAAGGAAATCATGACTGATGACAGAAGATTCAGAAGGTAGAATGGTGTACAATTAAGTTAATTCTGTCTCTGGTGTAATCATATTTCATTTTTGTTAAATCAAGTCTATTCTTTTTAATATTTCCTCCTACACACCTGTCAACTCTCAGTTTCATCAAAGGTTTTCTCAAAAATCTTGGAAACAATTCCAAGTACCCATTCTTGTAAACAATATCTTTGTCAGTCACTAATCTACAATCATCATTAAGATGATATTTCTTAAATGATTCATTTCGTATGTGAGTAATTGTTCTATTATTTAATATTCTTTCTTTTTCATTACTTGTATTTGTTATTACAAACAATTTTTGTTTAGTCACATCAACATAAAGGTCTATTAATATTGCTTCATATGTCAAGTCGTTTTGTTCTCTACCATAAAATCTAGTATATTCATTAAAATTAGGGTATATATAGATTGACGATGCCATAATAGTGTAAACAAAACCTTATTAATAAACCCTTTTAAACATTTAATATGAACATACCAATACCTTCATGTGATGTGTGTAAAAAAAAGATGTATGGATACATGAATGATGAATTAATATTTTGGTTGTGTCCACCATGTGGCTACTACGAAGGGAGTGCAGAAGAAATAGAGTTAGTAGAATACATATATGATAATCCATACATAGCATTGGATATGATTAAAGATGAAGAGTTAGTGCCTATAAATTAAATTTATATACATTGGTTATATAACAATCTTATATTGAAAAAAATAGCCGCACGAATTTTTGGTAATTTCGGTGTATCATTTTTCTCTCCACTTGTATCAGGTAACATCGCTGAAACTGTTTTTGAAATAGGTTTAACTTTTGAACAAACATTAATTATTGCATTAATTTCGTCAATATTTGTAACAGGATTGACAATATCTAGAGAGTTGGAGAAATATGGAAAGACAAGATAAAACATTTTTACAAAAAATGTGTGAGCATTTATGCCCATTATGTTCAGAAGACGACGATGAAGATTAGAGTAACTTTAAATAGAACATATATTAGATTTTTAATATGGTAGATCCATTATTTGCAGTAGTTCTTGCAACAGTATCAGGTGCAATACTCAATACCATTAGAGGATTTCTTGGGTCATCTGAGACTAAATACGACATTAAGAAATGCCTAGGTGCAGTTATTGTATCAGGATTCGCAGGACTCGCTATCGCACAAACAATATCTTTGTCAGGAATTGACACATTAGGACTGGTATTAATCGGTCTTACAGCAGGATTTACAGTAGATTTCGCTGTTTCCAAAGCAAAGAAAGTAGCATAAACCACTACTAAAATTCCTTTTTTTCTTTTCTAAAACTTTATAAACAAATAAAACCTTTTCATATATAGATGATTTCGAATAATTTTGTAACCAAAAGTCTAGTTTTCAAAGAAGAATCTGGAGAAAGATTTTTCGAAGGATTATTGACAGTAGAGATGGTTGATAAACAAGGCGAGGTTACAGTAGTAGATTCATTATACAAATGTCTCCCAATATGGATGGATAGGGGAGGAGCAATATCAGACACACACTCAAACAGAATAGTAGGAAAAGGAATCAACTATGCTAAAACAACACTAACTACAGAGGATGGAAGTGAATTACCTGCATTAAAAATTATTGGTAAAATATTTAACCACACACAACTAGATAATGAGATATGGGAGAAGATAAAATCGAGAGAATACAGAGGACTTTCATTTGGTGGAGCAACAACGTCGGATGCAACACCAGTGACACAATCGGACGGAAGCATCGCTTTCCATTTAAAAGACATAGAGATGTATGAAATTGCAGTATGTGAAGATCCAGCAGTTCCGTTTGCATTAATTACAGCAACTAACGATATAGCAAAATCAACCGAGACAGGAGATGACTATGTAGTAAAGGACGAAGACAATGATGTTATAATTAAATGTGAAGAGAAAGGATGTTTCATTTCAAAATCAAATGTAACTAAACCATTACCTACCAAATGGGGTAAATTAGAGTTTCAAGGATGTGAAGATAAAGCAAGAGACGATGATGATATTAGAAATCCAGAAGCATACTGTGGTTCAATTCAAGCAACAGCAGAAAAAACTGATGACATTAACGCAGAAGTAAAAGAGAATGCACATAAGGATGATAAGTTCAGTTCACAAAAACCTTTAGGTGTAAATCCTATTGAGGATAAAGATTTGAAAGATATTCCTACTGCAAAAAATCATAATGATTCAGGATCTTCAATTAATGCTCAAGACGATAAAGATATTAAAGAAATTAAACCAGCAAAAGAACATAAAAAAGATTGCCCTTGTAGTAAAGGAACAGAATGGCAACAATCTGAAGGTTTAACAAAACCAAAAGACGATAAAGATATTAAAGAAATTAGTATTGCAAAAGAACATTCTAAAAATTGTCCTTGTAACAAGGATGTAAATCCTCCAAGAGGAGGAGGATCTAGAGGATTAGGTGCAGGAGCCACATCAATACAGGGGGCAGGACACTCAGCACAAATATCAGAAGAAAAGAAAGATGATACAGGAGTAAGTGCAGAATCATTGGGAAACCCTGACAAATTAAAAAAGCCTGGAAACTCAGATATAACACAAGACAGACCATCATCAATGAAATGTTCCAAATGTGGTAAAACAAAAACTATATAAACCAAATATAACGTAATCTTAATACATGGCAGAAGAATGTAATTGTTCGCAAGAACATGACAAAGCTGAATCTCTAGTTGAGGAAAAACCTCAAGAAGAGAAAAAAGCAGAAGCCGACGATAAAGAAGATGTAGAAGACAAAAACAAAGCAGTTCTTGATTCTTTAGCAGTCTCTATGAAGTCAGTAGCAGAATCTATTCAATCAGTTTCTAATACTGTCAAATCATTAGACAGCAGAATTAAAGCACTCGAGACTCCAACTGATCTTCCTTTGACCCCAAAAGTCTCTGATAAAGATGACATAGGTGCAGAGGTAAAAGTTCCTAACACATATCAAAGTAACTCAATCCAAGCTGGATTGCACGATGATAAAACAGGGGAAAAGAAACCAGAAGGAGACAAAGGAAATCTCTCTATGCAAGAGAAATCCGTTTTGCCTGAAGCACAAAGCTTTACCACAGAAACACCAAGACCATCTGCAAATGTGACCAAATCAGTGTCAAGCCAAGGCTCAGCATTGAACCCAGTTTTGAAAGCCGCTAGATCTAGAGGTAATCAATACATGGATGTATTAGCAAGAGAAATCTTGTCTGGTAAATTTGGTACCGAAGAGGAGGTATATTACTAATGTCCAATCCCTCAATTAAAACAATTGATGAATTAGAGGCACAGTATTACGGATATAACCGTAACTTCCTTAGAAAAGCAGACACACCCGTCACAACATCAACAGCAGGCGTATTCAACGCTATTTTCGGAGCATATGCTTGGGCTCAACTCAACCTTGAGGCTAACGCATTTGGTATACTTCCAAAATATCCGTGGGATAAATCTGGTTGGAGGGTTATAACAGCAAAACCAACTGTCGATACTACACAAGGCAATACTGCCTTAGGTGGAGTCGCAGAAGGTGGAGTAATTCCTGACGAAATTGTGCCAACTGTGGCAGAATTAGATGTTAGACCAAAGACAATGTCTTTAGTCTTCTCAGCATCTGAAGTTATGGAATGGTTGTCAACTCACTCCAAAGATGATATTTGGGGCGGACTAGGTTCACTAAGATTGTACATGGCAGTTCAGCACAAAGAGCTCCTTAACAGAGCACTATTGGCTGACGTCGAAGGAACAGTAACAGGTTCAGGTACCTTTGCAGGTACTAAAGACTTTGAGAGTCTCGACAGAATTATTTCAAGTAATGCTGAAGAAACTGCACTCGGAGCATCAACAACTGGTTACTATGATCCTTGGGCAGCTAACGCAACAGTAGATAGAGATGCTTCATCAACTTATGATGCAACAGTCGAATCTGCAAGCGGTACAATTGGAACTAATGGTGTTTTGACCGACGATACCGTCAGAACGTTCTTACGTAAAATAAGAATTGCTGGTGGTAAAGATCCTAATGTACTTTTAGGTTCCCACGAAGTTTACAGCGAAATCCAAGGTATTTACACACCTCAAGTGCGTGTAAAGAATCCATATGGCGAACAAGTAGTTCAAATCGATGTGAACGGAATTAAAACCTTTGAAGGAACAGGAGTAGGTCTACACGTAGATTCTCTATATGGAATCCCATTCATTCCAAGTAAAGATGCACCAAGTGATTCTGGCGACTCATCAGAAGTCGGTAGATTATTCGCATTGGATACATCTGACTCAGAAGGATATGGTTATCCAAGATTAGGAATTCAAGTAGCAATTCCAACAGAATACTACGAAGCAACACGAAGATCCCCAGGATATCCATTCATCAACAATGCATTTGTTGAGAAAGGTCTATTCAGAACAATGGGAGAAACCGTTTGTCGTCACTTTAAATCCCAAGGTAAAATCAGAGATATTAAACTCTAGATTAACCGATCCTTTTTTTTATTTTTTTGATTATGGAATGTCCACGTTGCTACGCAGAAATGAAAAAAATTACTGCATGTCATATGTTTTGTTCAAATTGTGGGGCTCATTTAGATTGTTCAGATAAAGGAAGTTTCTGGTAACTTATCTTTATATATAAGTATATTCAGATAATATTATGGCTATCACAGTCGCACAGAATCAAGATCATAAGAATCTTACAGGAAAGACTTTAACCGTTCAGTCACAATTAACCTCAAGGTTAAGAACAGCAATTGTTGACGTCACTTACGGTGGCTCAGACAATTACGCAACTAACGGTAATACAGTCGACCTTTCTATGGGCGGTAGAATTAGCACTGTTATTGGAGCAGAAGTACTCCATACCAGTGCAGGACTACTTTTGCAATATGTACCAGCCGCAGCTGGTGCATCTGCCACAGGAAAATTTAAAGCTTATGGTCATACCCCAACAAGTTCTACAAGTACAGTAGTTGCATTTGAGGAACTGGATAACGCTGATACAGCAGTGAATAGTATGACTATTCGCGTTCGTATAACAGGTTTCTAACCCCTTTTTTTATTCACAAAACTTTATAAGCAACTGGTTTTCATTACCACTCATGGACAATACTAAATTGTATTTTGAACTATGCGATGCATCTTATCAAAATTGGAAGAATGTAGCATCACCAATGTTACTACAAGCACAAACCTTTTGGCAACCATTTATTACACATAAATAATTGGTATCAAAAGCCTTTTTTTTTATTCACAAAACTTTATAAGTATAGATATATTATACATTTCATGGTAGGTCAAACTAGTCAACTAGCAGTTGTTAATTCTGCAACTGTTCAAGCCAAGACAGGTCACGGATTAGTAAAGTCAATATACACTACAACATCGGGGGATAGAGTATTCTCAATAATAGACAATACTACAGGTACAACAGCAAAATTCTCATTCACTGCAAACGCAGGTAATTCAGCACCAATCATTAATACTCCATTTAAAACAGGTATCAGAATAGTAGTTGCCTCTGGTAGTACTGGCGAAATAGTAGTATTATATGAGTAGAACGCAAAACTTTAAAAGACAAGGACATACTATTTAAGCATGGTTGTTACATATTGTACTGTTACAGATGTATCTGATTTCCTACGTGTTCCCATCACTGCTACTACTACTCCAAACAAGGCTCAGGTCGAGAAACTTATCAATAGGAAAGAAGCAGAAATCGAAAGAAGAATAGGTCATGCTTGGACAACAAGAACAATTACAGAAGAAGTTCATGATTTACCATTAGTTTATTCATTTGGTTGGGGTACTCCAATATTTTTACAGCATAGAATGATAAAAGATTTGAATGGATCATTAGGAGATAAGATAGAAATCTGGCAAGGTTCACAGGATACATTTTCTGACATCTTAGGAAATAATAGTTGGTATAATATTGAAGGTGTTTATGGTAAATTATTTTTAAGAGGTTTCATATTCTCAATTCTTAGAAAACACAGAGTCAGAGTTACTTATCGATATGGAGACACTGTAGTTCCAGGGGATATTACAGATGCTGTTATAAAAATGGTTGCTATTGAAATTATCAATACTAGTTTTAGAATGGATAAATTGCCAATGGGTGGAAGTGGAATCAGTATGCAAACTTCTACAGCAAAATGGCAAGAAGACATTGATAGAACTATTTCCGATAGGATGGAAGTATTTGTCTGCCGATGACCCTTGCTAAAATATATCAAACAGTTACTGATATAGTAACAAGTACGTATGATAAAATGTATCCTGAAGAAGCAGAATCAGCACAACAAAGGGGGCAAAGAATAAGAAGAACAGAAGAAAGAGTAATACAAGAGCAACCTGCATATGAAAAGTGGATAAAAAAACTAAAATCTAAATCAGATATAGAAAAATATGGCATACCAATGGGAGCAGAACTTGTAGATAATGAAGAAGGATATGAAGAAGATGAAGAAGTTAAAGAACCTAGATCAGCAAAAAAAATTACTTATGATTCAAAAGCAATAGGAGGAGATAGGGGTTTGGCTGGTAAAACTAAATTCAGATTGTGGTTAGAGAATGTATTTTTGGAACATCCTAAACGAAAAAAATTGAAAGCTAAGATAGATGGTGTTTCTGGAACAAGAAAAAAATATATGATGAGAACTATATCATATGCTGTAAGACGTAAAATTGCACTAAACGGTTTACAACCTAATGCAACTGCAACATTTGATGAAGACGATAATACTGAAGAGATACACTATAAAAAATCAGGTAAAACTTGGAGAAATAAGAGATAATGGGAGTAGCAATTTATGACTCTATAGATGACGTAATATCTATGTTTAATACTCAATGGAATTATGATAATGATGATGTTCCCAAACCAAGATTCACAAAAGTATGGGAAGAGAAAGCAGTAGGTATAATAGATGACTTGGAAGATACTGTAGTTATAACTCCTGGCTCAGAAAAGGTAGATTATTTCAATCTTCATGGAGAGAATCATCTTCATACCACAGTAGTCATTATAGATATAAGATCATATGATGAGGACAGATTTAGATCAATAGTAGACCAAGCGGACAAGATTATCAAGAATCAGATTAGAAGAGAAAATTTCATAGATTTAAGACTAACACAATCAAAGTCACTTTCTCAGGATTATCGTAATATGTTTAGGCATATATTCGAAGTTACCTATAGAAAATTAGACCCATAATATTTATAAGCGAATAACATGGTAGTTTAGTATGGTTCGAACAGGTGCTCATGGTACTTTAAAATATGGCGAAGAGTCATCTTTTGGTGGGGGAGCAACAGCAACAAGACCATTTGGATTACAACAAGCAATAAATTCATTATCATTTAAGAACAATCAGATAGCATTAACACAACTAAATAACATAGAAGTAGACTCATATGCATATGGAAAGAACGAAGGAAGCGGATCAATTGACTTTGTTTTATCATCCCCCTGGGTATTTGATGCAATTCTAGGTGGAGTTGATACATCTGGTTCAACTTCTAATTATTCACATATTTGGGATTCTAATAGTGGAAACTTAACAGCAGACAATACAGGAATAGCATCCCCAAAATCTTTTGATATAGAGGTAGGATTTGATTCAAAAACATCTACTGATGTTGTTAGACATTTGAAAGGAGCTTTATTCTCTTCATTAAACATTAAATCATCTATAGGAGAAACAGTTACTGGTGCATTAGATTTCATTTATGGAAAAGTTGATACTATTACAACCAGTATAGGATCTCCAATAGCAGACGGTGTTGATTTCCCATATACATTCTCTCATGCTTCAATAGAATTATTAGATGGTACAACAATTGCAGAAGTACAAGACTTTGACATTTCATTTACATCTAATACTGAATTATTATATGAACAAGGAAGTGCAAATGCAGTAGGTGGATTCAGAAAATTATTTGAAATGACTGGTAAATTTAATGCATCATTTATTGATAAGACTCAGTTACAAAGAGTGTTTGACAGAACCGAATTAGCAACACTAACAGTAGAATTCACAAACGGACTTTCAGGAACAAGTGAGAAAGCAATCAAAGTAGAATTTGCAGGTGTTGGTCTATCAGAACATAGTTTGTCAATAGTTCCAAATGAACCAGTATTTGAAGATTTGACATTCCAAATGAGAAACGTTAAGGTTACAGCAAACAACAGTGTTGCAACAGTACCTTAAACATAGGTTTAAATATATCTATTTTATAAAACATATATGATTCAATCATTTACTGTTAAAATAAATGGAAAAGATGAAACTATAGAATTTGATGATGATCCTCCATTTGGAGACATACAACAAATATTAAAAAGTTGTATGGATTTATCTGATATTCAACATCCTAAAATAAACTTACAATTATATCAACAAATGATTTTGCAAACAGTAATTACAAAAGCACCATTCAATCATAAAAACGCTACAGAGTTTGCTAAATTACCAACAAATAGTGCATTAGGGATCTTAAATAGATTAATGCTAGCCCTCCCTTTAGAGAGGTTAGTGGCACCGATGATAATAGCGGCAACAGGTCAGAGTACGATAGAGTCTCTGGATCCATCTACGCGTATTGTGCCTTAGTATTTGGTTGGGATAAAGCACAAACAGATAGACAGCCTACGCAATATTTAAAAGACACAATACATATATCAAAAGATATGATCGAAGAGTCGTTAAAGAATATATTTGGAGGTAAATAATGTCTTCTGTAATGGATGATGATATTATTGAGGTAAAATTAAGTAGTGGATCTATAGCCGCATTAGCAAAAGCTATGGGTGGTGGAGGAGCAAAAGGAGGAAAAGGTGGAGGTTCATTAGCAGGATTAGGAGATTTAAAAAAAATAGGAATGAAGGGAATGTTAAAATTAAGTCTAATAGGATTAGCAATAACTGCAATAATGGGATCAATTAAAGCAATAGCAGGTTCATCTCCAATGTTAAAACAAATGTTTAAATTAATGAATTTCGGTATAATGATGATATTTAGACCTATAGGAGATTTCATTGGATTCATGTTAAGACCTATAATAGTATTACTTTTACGTAACTTTATTATTCCTTGGTATACATATGCAATGCCAATATTGCAAAGTATAGGAGGTTTCTTTGGAGGTAGAATTGCAGCTGATTTAGAATCATTTATTGCAAACCCATCACAAGCAATAGCAGATGGGTTAAATAGTTTAGGTAAGTGGGCTTCAGATGGAATAAACTTTTTACTTTCAGATGCAATGGATTGGGCTCAACTAGGAAAGGATCTTGTTGCAGGAGTAATTACAATATTTACAGATTGGAACCCAGGTTATCAATTTGGATTAATACTTAGAGATGCATTTAAGTTAATGGATTGGAGTTCTATAAATTCTTCATGGGATCAAGTAGGGAAAAATATTCGAGCCGCAATAGGTACATGGTTTCAAGGTGGAATAGATAAGATTGTAGGTGGAGCATTTTTTGTTTATACTGCTATTAAAGACTGGTTTACTGATAAATTAGATAAACTTACAATTGGAGCAATTTTTGTTTATACTGCTATTAAAGACTGGTTTACTGATAAATTAGATAAACTTACAATTGGAGCAACTTTTGTTTATACTGCTATTAAAGACTGGTTTTGGAATGGTTTGAATAGTATAGAAACATCATGGAATGATTTATGGAGTTGGATTTCAGATTGGATAAAATCTGGAATTAATAGTATAACATCAGGTATTGGACTGGGAAATATTCTTCCATTTGCAAATGGTGGACAAATAAATGAACCTATAATGGGTATTGGTAGATCAGGACAGATGTATTCATTTGGAGAAAACGGATCAGAAACAGTAATACCAAACGGAGAGAGTGGTGGTAGTGGAATAACTTTAAACATAAGTGTTGGTAATATCTCAAGTGAGGGAGATATGAGAAACTTTGAAACAAGAGTAATGGATATATTAGAAAATGCAAACAGTAGGAGAGGTAGACTATGACCGATATTTACATACAAAAAGTAGTTCCAAATTCAACTGACACAGGATTTGATATTAAAAAAGAATACAAATTACCAAATGTTAACAGTTTTAGTATTGATTTAAACGCTCCTGTATCCCCAATGCCCCTACCTGAAGAGGGGGCAGATAGTAACATATTAGTAAAAATAGAAGGAAACTCTGCAACAATGTCATTAAACTGGATAATAAAAAATGAAACAACAACACCAGTAACAGTAATGGAAAGTGGTGGAACATCAGATATATTAACAGCATTACAACAGGTAGGATACTTTACAAACGAGCCAGGAGAAGGTTCTTTCCAGCCAGTAAGTGTAGCAGATAATTATAGAATACAATTAAAAGATGGATCTACTGTTTTATGGGAAAAGTTAGGATTCTTTACAAAATTTACATTAAGTATGCAAGGTAGTGCTCCTGTAACATGGAGTGCTCAAGCATCATTTATTGTTGGAAATGTAATTACTTCTTATGAAGCAAAAATACCAGAACCACCAACAGGTGTTGGTGTTACATCTGGAGCAACATACAACGGTTCAGATGTTAATACGGCAAGTATAAAAGTTATATGGGATCCTGCAACAATTTCAAATGGAACATTAAGCGGATCTGTAGTTTCATATCAAAAAGAAGGTAGTTCTATATGGGTTAATTTAGGTGTTACACCAACTGATCCTAACATTGGTTCAGAATATGTATTAACTAATTTAGAATACCAAAAATATTATTCTGTAAAAGTTGCAAGTAGAACTACACATGTAGGAGGAACATCAGGTACTGTAACAGGTCAGGCAACATGAGCAAAGCAAAGTTATTAGTTGAAAAAAAAAATTCTTCTGGAGTAGTAACAGAAAGATTTCCTGCTAAGATTATAACTGCTCATGTAAAAAATGATGGAGACAGAGCAGTAGACTCTGCTGAATTTTTAATTCCTATGTCATCTGAAGCCAATGAAGGAGATACGGTAAGATATATTCAGGATGATGTTGATACAACATCATTAATAGGTCTGTGGAATTTTAACGGTAGTTCAAGAGATGAGTCAGGATATAACAATGATGGTAATGATGGAACTCATACTGCTCAAATGAATAGAGAGGATTCAGTAACTAGTGAAGAATATACAAAAGATAACAAAGTAGGTGCAGATTTTCAAAATGGTACTGATGTTATAACAATACCAAACAAAACACATTTAGTAACTGGAACTCCTAATGTATTAAATTTTTCAGGAATGTTTGATATTTTTTTAAGGTTTAGATATAGTGATGGTGTAGATACTAAACAAATTGTTTTTAGTAAAAGAAGTGCAACAACAGGAATAGAAATAGGATATGATGCAAGTCATCATGTTATTGTGGAAATAACTTCTTCTTCATCAACTACTACTGTTACAGGAACAACATCAGTTGAAAATACTATGCATTTGGTTAGAGTAAGACGTAATGCCGCAGGACTAATACAGTTATTTATAAATGGGGTAGAAGAAGGTACTGCAATAACAAATACAACAGATCTTACTGTTACAGGTAATGGATTTTTTGGAGCAGACTATCTAGGAAGTAATGATACTAATGATTTGTTTTTAACAATGATAAGAATATACAAAGATAATTTATCTGATGCTGATGCTGATATATTATTAAATCATTTTAGACACGCATTTACTATGAAATTTGAAGGAACAGTTTGGAAGATAGAAGATAAAATTAAAAATAAAAGAATACACTGTAAAGGAATAAATAAATTATTACCTGAAACCATTTTAAACAAAGCAATTCTTGATTCTAGAGATAAATCTTCAACTTCAAATGGATCAGATAATATTTTTATGAGTTTAGGTGTGTCGGAAGTATTACAACAAATATTAGATGAAATTGATTCAGAATATTTAGTAGTGGATCATGATAATTCTCCAAATTCAATAGGTAATTTTATAGCATATGGAAATCTTTTGTCAAACTTACAGATAATGTTACTTGTTCAAAACAATCAGTTCTATACTCTTCCAAGAAAAGTAATAATGTTGGATCCAATAAACACTACTACAAATTACATATTTGTTCATGGAAAAGGTGTAGAGATATCATCATCAGGTGTAGATGATTCAACTGTTCTTAATGATATAACTTTAAAAACAACAGATACATTTAGGACACGTACTGAATCTCCAAGTGAAACAGGAACAAGAAACTATGTTTTGACTAAAGAACCAGCTGTAATAACAAGAGTTTTAGATGGAACAACTATTATAAATTATTTAGCTAGTGGTTCAGGAAGTCCTTCATATACATATGATCATTTTACTAAAACTGTAAATTTGACTTCTGCCGCATCAGGTACCGTAAGTATAGAATTTACTTATTCAGACAGTTCGTTATATCTTGCTCCAAACACAGATCCAGCTAGTATAGCAAAATATGGTAGAAAATCAAAACAGATATCTCCTATGGGTATTCAAGGTAGTAGTAATTTTGGATTATTACTTACTAATTTTAAAAATGATAATAAAGAAGCAAATGAAAGAATTTCAATACGTGCTCCATTATTACTAAATTCTATAAGAATAAATCATGAAATACAAGTAAAAAATGATATAAAAGGAATTAATATAACCACAGGTCAATCAAATCCTAGCATACAAATTAAGTCTATAGAATGGTTTTATCCAGAAGGTAGGACTATAATTAATGCAGGAGAGCATAAATTTGATTCATTTGATATAGATAAATTTACTGCCGCTCAGGTTAGGCAGGTAACAGAAGACAGTAATGTTAGTAAAACATTGTAGAAAATCTTTATAAGTAAGAATATCAGTATTTTAGTATGGCTATAACATCGTCAAACATAAAGTTCTATCTAAGTGGTGGAACTTCAAACACCAACGTAAACGCTTCATTAGGGGGAGCAATATCAACAACAGAAGTAACAGATAACTCATTACATAACTTATTCGATAAAACATTAGGTACAGAATCAACAGCAGGAGATACAGAATACAGATGTATATACGTCAAAAATACTCACGCTTCATTAGAATTAGAACTAGCAAAGATTTGGATTTCAACTAATACTTCATCCCCAGCAAACGTCATTGCAATAGCATTAGACGGTGCAGGTAAAGGTGGAACAGCAGAAACAGAAACAGATGAAAATGTAGCACCAACTGGAGAAACATTCTCAAACCCAACAGCATATTCAGGTGGACTTTCACTTGATGGTGGTGGTACAGGATTAGGTTTTGGTGTATCATATCCAATTTGGATTAGAAGAACTATTGCCGCAGGTGCAACTGCTGTAGATAATGTAACATTTGTACTATCCGTCCAAGGAGACACCGCAGCTTAGGTGTTTTAAATGGTCTGGAAGAAAGTAACTAATTCAGATGCAGGAGATTCCACTCACTTTGGTGGAGACGACGTAGATAAAATTTCTTTAACATTTAACGCAGAAACACAAACTGATCCAATTAATATTAAAGACGAAAATCTTTTAATCGTAGACCCAGCAGATACTTCTAAAAAAGTTAGATTCGATGCGGTGGGGATATCAACATCAACAACAAGAGTATTAACACTACCAAATGCAGATGTAACACTAGCAAGCACAGCAGTATCAAGCACATCCGTAGCAGGATTAATGTCATCAGCACAGTTTGACAAACTAGATTTAATAGAAGCAAGTGCCACAGCAGATCAAACAGGAGCACAAATCAAGACTGCATATCAATCAGAAGCAAATGCTTTTACTGACACATTATTTACAAAATTAGGTAATATAGAAACAGCCGCAGACGTAACAGATACAACAAATGTCAATGCCGCAGCTGCAACAACTGTAGGTACAATCACATCAGGTACATGGCAAGGCACAACAGTAGCAGTTAATCAAGGAGGTACAGGTGTAACATCAAGCACAGGTACAGGAAGTACAGTTTTATCAGCTAGTCCTACATTAACAGGTACACTTAATGCCGCGGCAATAACATTATCAGGAAATCTTATAGTAAACGGAACATCTACAACTGTAGATACTGCCACATTAACAGTTGAAGATCCATTGATTAAATTAGCCAGTGGAAATAATGCCGCAGATTCTGTGGATGTTGGATTTTATGGTTTGTATGACGTAGGTGGTACAGACAAATATGCAGGAATAGTCAGAGATGCAAGTGACAGTGGTAAATTTATAGCATTCAAAGATCTTCAAACAGAGCCAACAACTACTGTAGATAAAACTGCAACAGGTTATACAAAAGCAATAATAGTAGCAGATATAGAAGGTGATGTAACAGGAGCAGTAACAGGTAACGCTACAGGATTATCTGCAACATTAGCAGTTGCAAGTGGTGGTACAGGTGTAACAGCAAAAACTGGAACAGGAAATGTTGTATTATCATCAAGTCCAACTTTAGTAACTCCAGCTTTAGGAACACCATCAGCATTAGTATTAACAAACGCAACAGGAACACTCACATCAACAACTTTAGTAACTCCAGCTTTAGGAACTCCATCAGCAGGAGTATTAACAAATTGTACAGCATTGCCTGCCGCTCAGGTAACAGCAGGAACAATGCAAAGTGGTATGGTTATGGTAGCTCCAGTATTAGGAACTCCTGCAAGTGGAGTATTAACCAACTGTACAGCATTACCAGCTGCTCAAGTAGCACAAGGAACAATGGCTTCAGGTATGGTTATGGTAGCTCCAGTATTAGGCACTCCTGCAAGTGGTGCATTAACCAACTGTACAGCATTACCAGCCGCTCAAGTATCTCAGGGAACAATGGCTTCTGGTATGGTTTTAGTTGCACCTGCTTTAGGCACTCCTGCAAGTGGAGTATTAAGTAGTTGTACAGCATTACCAGCAGCTCAGGTAACAGCAGGAACAATGGTTACAGGTCATACTATACCAGATGCAACTTTAACATTTTCAATAAATGCACAAGTTGGCACAACTTATACTCCAGTTTTAGCTGACGCAGGTAAAATTGTAACATTAAACAACGGTTCAGCAATTACATTAACAATTCCACCAAATTCTAGTGTAGCATATCCAGTAGGAAGTAGCCTTACTTTCATTAATATTGGTGCAGGATTAACTACTTTTGCACAAGGATCAGGTGTTACAATAGCTAGTAGTGGTGGCACAGCAACAGCTCCTTCAATTACAGCCCAACACAACTCTGCAACTTGTATTAAAATTGCAACTGACACATGGCAAGTAATTGGAGCTATTGAATAGTAATGGAAAAATTAGACAAATCTTTAATTAAAAAACCACTAAGATCACCACATGACGGAATACATTTTGGTATTAGTAGTAGTAGTGGTGGTGCAACGTATGAAATCACAGCTTCGGGAGATTCATATTCACAATCAGGTGGATATGATTATTACGCTTGGAATGATACATCAGGTGGATCAGTTACAGTAGAAGGAACTGATATAGATC